GTTGAAAAGTAACTATAAATTATAACAAATAATTATAAAACCGTATAATGGATGCGGGATTAAATTAATATAATAATATGAATACAGCAAAATTAGTTAATTCCGCACTTACTGGTGGCGGTTTAATATATCCAGAAAACCTTAACGTTATTATCGGTAATGAGAGTAAAGGCTATCCAAAGGGTTATGTGCTAGATGCTAATGCTACATTAAGTTTGGCTGGTCAAGCATCATCTGGATCAGGATCATAGACACATGGACAACAAGGAGGTAATTCAAATAATACAAGCTCAAATCTTGATAAATATATAAAACCAAGCCAAGTTTTATATAGTGTTGACAATACTGGAAATAAGTTCTATACAACACAGCTTAATATGTTATCTGAAAAAGAAAATGGTTATTTGTCTATTGATTTGTAGAACAAAGAATATCCTTCAGATTTTTCACTTAATCATGTAAGCGGAGATGCAAACTTAAATCTTGGAAACATCAATGTTATTTTAGGCAAAGGTAACCTTGCTATTGGATCTGGCTTATATTCAACAAATAATGCTTCTTATAACATTTTATTAGGATTTAGAATTGCTATATAGGTTAAGAAAAATCCTGGTGGAAAATTAAGACTATTAGTTAAAAAGGGTAGTATTATTGAATATTAGCTAAAAGAAGATTTTTTAGTAATAACAGATAGATTTGCTATTAATATTAAAGATAGTAAACTTGTATTTGAAAAAATATCTGACACTGAAACTTTAACCAGAATATCTAATGATTTTACAAGAATAGACGATAATACAATAGAAATGAATAATCCTAACTTAGATAAGCTAAGTGAATGTTATTATGTAGTAGCGGTATCTGTAACATCTGATGGTAGAAGTAATATATTGGTAGGAAATGCAATTTTTAACGGAGGAAGTAATTCTATATTTGTTGGAACGGCTTTAAAGGGCAAACCTTCATCAACTAATAAATATCCAAATAACATTCAGTGCTTTGGATTAGGAAACAAAGTTTCTAATAGTTGTGAGTTTGCAAGCGGTTCTTACAATATAACAAATAATAAAACTGTAGGAAACTATCAATATAATACAGTGTTTTCTATTGGTGCTGGATCTTTATCAAATGGTAACCTAAACGCTCTTGAATTAATTGCTAAGAAAAACACTACAGATAATACTTCTATAAATGCATTATACGTAAATGGCGTTGGAGGATATGATGGTACAAATGTTTCAGATGATAATACAAAATCGTTACAACAAGTTATCTCTGATATAGAAACAGCAGTATCTTTAAATAGTAATGGTCCTTGGGATATAGATATAACATCAGAGTTTGTTAATGGTAATGTTACAATTAATCCATTATCAATGTGGTATGTAAGTCAAAATGTAAAGCGTGTTTACTTCCAAGCAGACTTGAAACAAGGTGATGTAATCACTATTCCAGATACTCTTAGAATGTATATTGGTTGGAAGATCTCTGATAATAGATTTGGTATGGCAGATTGGAATGCTGCTGGTAAGAAGTATACAGTTACTACAGATAGTAATTATGTAATATTAGTTGCTACTGCAAATGATAACCCTGGTGTTCAAACAAACAATTTGCCATCTTTTGGAAAGGTGATGTTAAGAACATCTAATCCAGAATTCAAACCTACAGCACAAACTGATGCTAAGAAAGATCATACTAACGATGATAAAGTTATGCGTGGTATTGCTCATCAAGGTTTCCATAAACTTGAAAGAGCTAACTCTTTAGCTGCATTTAGAGCTGCTGCAAAAGAAGGTTGGAGATATGTAGAGACTGATACATATATGACAACTGATGGTAAGTTTATTGTTAGTCATGATCCATATTTACCAACTGGCTGGACAAACGGAACAGTTACTACAACTCAAGGCTCTTACAAGTATGAAGAACATACACTTGCTGAAATACTTGCTTTCAATGGTCCTAATAATGAGAAGACTGATACACTTGAAGAGTTCTGCAAGACATGTAAAGAATGCGGTTTGCATCCATACATTGAATTAAAGCAAGGTAAGATGGCAGATACTAACACGTTAGATACAAATCCAAGATATAATGGTAAGGGATATGGTGTTAAAGTACTTGATATTGTTAATAGATATGGATTAAGAGGCAATGCTACATTTATAGCATCTGTGCCTTTTACACTTCTACGTATGGCGCGTGAAGATCAAAGTTATAGATATGGTATTGTTTATTTTGGACAGCTTAAAAATTCTGATACAGCATGGGCTACAGTTTTAAGTAAGATAGATGAGTATAATAACGATGCTGTAGCATCAAAAGCATATTTATTCTTAGATGCAAATATTAATAATCTAAAAGTTGCTGACGCTGATGCAGTCGATAAGCTTGTTTAGAAAAACTGCGCCCTTGAAGTATGGACAGCTACTACTAAATATGATCTTGATAACTTAGATCCGTATGTAACTGGTGTTACAAGTGATAATATACATGCAGGTGAAATATTAGCTAAGAAGATTTAATAATGTTTGATATACAAGGTGGTAAGATAAAGCTTAGCACTTAGGATTTAGCAATACCTCCATTTAAGGAGTATTATAATAATGCTGAAGATAAATCTTAGGCGCTAAAAGAGATTGAATATATCATTTGGTTATACAAATGGAATAGTCCATACGAGGCTTATCCAGAGAAAGAAAGACAATCTGTTGTAGGCAAAGATATGTTCAATGATGATAAATATAAACCTACTGCCGAAATGATGATATTAGCAAAAAGGTTTCAGGAGTTTCAACAGACTCCTGGAACCAGACTGCTTTCATCTTCACAGTCAGCAGCAGAGGGATTGATTGAAACTCTGAATTAGTATTCAGAAGGTAGTATGGATATAGACACGGCACTTAAAATAACACGAATACTTAAAGATGTTAGTGGAGTAGTTAAATCGTTAGATATAGCTATGAAACAAGCTAAAGCAGAATAGCTTGAATCTGGTAAGGTTAAAGGTGGTGGTGTTATTGGTCTATATGAAACAATTAAATAATTATGGTTGACTTTAATAAGAAGATTTATAATAGTGATAAATTTAGATAGGCAGCTATATTCTTTAAAGAGCACGGTACTTATACATTAGCTCCTCCAGGAACTACTGATTATATAAAGTACTGGGATGAAGAAACTAATAGATGTCTATATGGATATGTTGCTCCTGATGGTGATGCTATAAGTGGATATAATTACTTTTATCTTAACTATAGTCCAATTATGAAACTTAGTGAGGTTGAGTATACAGATAGATATGGTAATAAACGTACAAGACGTGAACGTATATTAGAGTTCCCAAACTTCTGGGATTATGACTACTATTACTTTAACGCCATAGAAGAAGCTGAAACTGAAGGTAAGCATTTAGTTGTGCTTAAGTCAAGACAGCGTGGATACTCATTTAAAGGAGCATCTATGTTAGTACGTAATTATGAGTTAATACCTGGATCTAAAAGTTTTGCTGTAGCTTCAGAATAGAAGTTCTTAATTGGTGATGGTCTTCTTACTAAAGCTTGGCAAATAATGGATTTTATAGATAAGAACACAGCTTGGTCAAAACAACGTCTTACAAGCACACGTATGGAACGTGTTGCTGGTTTTAAGATTACAGACGAGTTTGGTAAGTAGACTGAGCAAGGTTACTTGTCGAGCATAACAGGTATCACACTTAAGAATGATCCTGAAAGACTTCGTGGTACTCGTGGTAAGCTTGTACTATTTGAAGAGAGTGGTAAGTTTCCTAATCTTGAAACAGCATGGCGAGTTGAACAGCCTGCTGTAGAAACTGACGACGGTGTAGCTTTTGGTCTTTTGATTGCTTTTGGTACTGGTGGTACTGAAGGTGGTGCATTTGATGGTCTTAAGAATTTATTCTATAAGCCAGAAGCGTTTAACTGTTTGGCTTTCCCAAACATTTGGGATGATGGTCAAGAATAGACTAAATGTGGATTCTTTGTTCCATCATGGTCTAATATGGAGTCTACTGACGACAATGGTAAGTAGAAGTTCATGGATTAGTATGGTAATAGTATTAAAGAGAAAGCTATAGAAGAACTTATTGCTTAGAGAAACAAAGTAAAAGATGGTGGTGCGTCTTAGACTTCTATTGATAGATTTATATCAGAGCGTCCTTTAAAGCCTTAGGAAGCTGTATTAGAGCTTGGTAAGAATATCTTCCCAAGATAGTTGTTAATGAATCAATTGACGCGTATTAGAACAAATGAGAAGCTACGGAATATGAAACACGTAGTAGACTTAGCTTGGGATGGAGAAGGATAGGTTAAAGCTACTGAAAAGAAGTCTGGTGATATAACAACATATCATTTGAAGAAAGATGATAAACCACATGGTTCTGTTGTTATATGGGAATACCCAATTAAAGATCCTCCATTTGGATTATATATAGGAGGATGTGATCCCTACGATCACGATGAGTCTTTTACAAACTCTTTGGGATCAACATTTATATTTAAACGTGTTAAAGCTGGAGAAGCTTGGAACGACGTTATTGTAGCAGAATATTCAGGACGACCTGATACTGCTGAAGAGTACTATGAAAATGTACGAAAGCTTTTAATCTTTTATAATGCAAGATTGTTATTTGAGAATGAACGTAAGGGTATATATCCTTACTTCACAAATAAACATTGTGATTATCTATTGGCAGATTAGCCAGATAAGATAATTTCCGAGGTATTTAAAGATTCAAAAGTACAAAGAAGAAAAGGATGTCATATGACTAAGTCTATTAGGGCTTATGGAGAAGGATTAATACTTGAATGGCTTATGGATGAATTTGAGCCAGGACATCCTAATATAGAAAGAATATATAGCGAGCCTCTAATAGAAGAGCTTATAGAGAATGATGGCGTAAAGAACGTCGATAGGGTCATAGCATTATGTATGACTATGATGTACAGAGAAGAGCTCTATTAGGTAAAGGTAGCTAAAAGTAAAGAAGAAAACAAATAGGTTGAACTCTTTGAAATGCCATTGTTTAGCCAATCTTGGTGGAATGATGAGTAGCAGCAAGACGATATACCTGTATATACATTTTAACAATGATAGGAGTAAAAGATAATTTATATAGTGCCGCATTTCCATAGCAGAAGCTCCCGCTAACTAAGAAAGACGAAAAGTGGTAGCATGACTGTGTGGATTATATAATAGGTGAAGGCAATGTTACTTCTGGCGGCGGTAGGCGCGATACGCAGCATGGCGAGATGTAGACCTATTACAACTTATATAACAGTATCTTTGACGAGAAAGACTTTAAGCGTATAACAAATCCATTTAAGGTAGATGATGGTTTTCCTGCTACCCCTTAGGACTTTAATATTATTAGACCTAAGATTGATTTGCTTATAGGCGAGGAGACTAAAAGGCCATTAAACTTTAGAGTTGTTCGCACATCTCAAGAAGCTGTATCAGAACTACAAGATAAGGAGAAAGAAATGCTTATGTAGTACATGATGGCAGCTATACAGTCTAAGATGGGTCCAGAAGAACAGCAATAGTTTTAGCAATAGTTACAGAGTGGTGAGATTATGCCACCAGAAGCTATAGCTAAATATATGGATAAAGAGTACAAAGATGTTGTAGAAAATACCGCTTATCATACACTTGAATATCTTAAAGAAAGACTTTCATTACATAATGAGTTTATAAAAGGTTGGAAAGATGGTTTGATTAGTGGAACTGAAGTATACTACGTAGGTGTTCAAAACGGAGAACCTTACGCAGAGCGTGTAAATCCTATGGACTTTGATTATGACAAATGTCCAGACTTGGAATTTATAGAAGACGGTTCTTGGTGTGTTCGTAAGATGAGATTACCAGTAGCTGAGATATATGATAGATATAATGATAAGATGGATGAGAAAGATCTTAATAAACTTAATGAAATCTTATCAGGAACACCTATTGGTGATATGCCAGAAAGAGGGCCAGTTGATGATTTTAACCATATAACAATGCATATATATGATAAGGATGGTTTTTCATTTTAGAATAAGCATTCTATTAATGTATGGCATGTATGTTGGAAATCATTTAAGAAGATCTTCTATGTTACAGTTCTTGATGAAGCTGGAGAGCCTTAGGTTACAATATGTGATGAAACATACAAACCTGTAGGAACTGAGGTTTCTATAGAACCAGATTGGATTATAGAGGTATGGGAAGGATATAGAGCTGGTTCTGATTTATATTTTGGAATACAGCCACTTGAATACCAGCATGTAAGTATTGATAATCCAAACTCACAAAAGCTCCCTTATTGTGGTTGTGTTTATAGTGCAACGAACAGTAAGCCAAGGTCTTTAGTTAGCATACTAAAACCATTACAATATATGTATATTGTGCTGTGGTATCGGCTGGAGCTTGCAATAGCAAGAGACAAGGGAAAGGTAATCAATATGGATATTACGCAGATTCCTAAGTCTATGAATATTACACCTGATAGGTGGATGCATTATCTATCTTCTGTAGGTGTTAACTTTATCAACCCTTATGAAGAGGGTTGGAATGTACCTGGTCGTGAAGGTGGTAAGCCAGCTACATTCAACCAGATAACTTCTCTTGACTTAACAATGTCGTAGGTTATATCAGAGTACATATAGCTAATGGATAAGATAGAGCTATTAGCTGGTACTATATCTGGTATTACTTCTTAGAGAGAAGGCGCTATTAGTACATCTGAACTTGTTGGTAATGTTGAAAGATCAGTAACTCAGTCGTCTCATATTACAGAGCCTTTATTCTGGGTTCACAATCAGTGTAAGAGACACGTTATGACTATGCTCCTTAATACAGCAAAAGGAGCTTGGGAAGGTACTGGTAAGCAGAAACTTTCATATGTATTTGATAATGGTGAAAGAGCATTCTTGGATATAGCGAAGAAGTTCTACTATGAAGATATGGATGTATTTGTAAGTGATACTTCTAAAGATATAGAGAATATACAGAAGTTACAACAGCTTATTCAGCCAGCTATGTAGAACGGTGCAAGCTTGCTTGAAGCAGCTGAGATTCTTACAAATGATAACTTCAATATACTTAAGCAGAAGCTTAAGGATATGTAGACTCGTCAAGAGCAAATGCAGCAGCAGCAGCAAGAAGCTGAAGCTCAACAGCAGCAGCAATTGCAGCAGATGCAGAATGAAGCTAAGTAGCAAGAGCTTATGCTTGAGGAAGCTAAGATGGATCTTGAGCGTTATAAGATTGATGCTGATAATCAGACTAAGATTGCAGTAGCTGAAATTAGTGCATATCGTGGTACTGAGGATAAGGATGCTAATATGAATGGTATACCTGATCCTATGGAGATTGCAAAGGATGCTACAGAGCAACGTAAGATTGATCAGGAGGCTTACTTAAAGCGCTATGAGGCGCGTTAGAAGCGTGAGATAGAAGATGCTAAGATAAGCTTAGAAAAGAAGCGTATGGACCACGAAATGGCTTTACAGAAGCAGAAAGATGATGCTGCGCTTTAGAGAGAGAAGATTAAAGCTTCTACAGCTTTAAAGAATAGAGTAACTGGTGAGAATTAATGCTTATGAAACCAATTAAACAACCAAGTAGCAAATAGCCTAACAAGTTTTAGGCTTTTGCTAATAAGCTTGGGCCTCTTGTTTATAATGGTCTTATTAAGAGAGGTTATACAAAGAGGTCTACATATGATAATGTTATGAGTTAGTTGGCTTTCGAGAGCACTTACGGAACAAGTCCTTTAGCATTGAGAGCTCATAACTATGGTGGATATGGTTATAATGGTAAAGATTATAACGTATACAAAAATGATGCTGCTTTTATAGACGCTTATCTAAACGATATGGCTGGCAAATACAAGAAGGCTTTAAATGCTGATACTGTAGCAGATTACGCAAAAGAGCTTAAACGTATAGGTTACTTTGAAGCTCCTCTTGATTAGTATACAAAGAATCTTATTGGTATGCAATCTGTTAGAAAAGCAGCAGCAGTTCACTATGGTTAGCCAATAGTTTAGCAGAAATCAGCTTTAATGTCCGTGTAGCAGCCTAAAACATTCATACCTTAGGAAACAGCTTAGGCTATAGAAGAAAGCGCTTAGAACGCATTTAAATAGCCTGTATTGCCTCCTGTTGGTAGAGGCCCACAACAATAGGTTGAAGTACCATAGCAATAGGGTAGCCCTTTTATATTTGAGCACTCAATGGATCTTCCTCCTATAGAATAGACTATGGGTGCTGTATTAAATGATTAGCCAATGGTTAATCTTCCAGGTTATAAAGGAGGTAAGGATGATGAATCTTTAAGGTACTTTGCTAAAGGTGCTAAGAACGCTGGATTTGTAGGTCAAGATCAATCTGGAAATAATTATAAAGTTGATTGGGATACAGTGTAGAAGAGAGGTAATAAAATATATGCAGTTGTATCTAATGGCAAGAATAAAGGTTTGTCTGATATAACATAGGCTACAACTGATGTTGGATAGTATGAATCTCCATTTATACTTGACGATGTTTTAGTTACTGCTCCAAGATTATAGAAGAATACATCTAAACTAAAAGGAATAGATACTTCTAATGTACAGCCAAAAATGTTATAGAACACAAGCTCTCCTACATATGCTAAAGATTAGGCTAAAGCTAAGACTGGTGATATAGATAAGGTTATGCTTGGTACATTAGGTTTAGGTCTTGGCGCACTTAAGAAAAAGAATAAAAAATAATACGCAGTTATGCGAAAATAATATTTAATTATTCTTTTTTACCCTTAAGAGCCTTTACACTTAGTGTAATAACTACTGCCATTACAATTGATAATCCGATAATTACTGGTATTACTACTTTAATATAATTTCTATTTTCACCTGTTGGTGGTAATAGAACTACTTTTTGAGCACTATCAGCATCAATTTCAGCAGGATTTACTAAATCAACTGGTGTAAATTGATTATATCTATTATCATTTTCATCTATCTCAGATATTGCATCAGCTCCAACCGTTTGATTAGCCATCTTTTGGTTACCATTAATTGAATACTGTGCTCTTCTACCTAAAGAGTTTTCAGTTTGAACAATCTCAGCAAGATTATTATAAACTAGATCATTAGCATTCTTTGTTGAAGACACTAATGTAGATAATTTTAATGAGCCTGTAGCTTTATTATTACCTTTATTCTTACCAGCTTGTGGTACCAATTCTGCAGATAATTCATCAGTTGTTAATAATGTTGTATATCCACTTAATTCATCTTTATAAACTCTATTTACTAAATCATCCTTATAATTATTAGTTTTTGTAGATGCTATCAATTCATCTTTATTTCTAACAGTCCATTTCTTACCATCAGAATTTTGAGAATCTTTATCAAACTTAAATGAATTTGTTACATAGTCAACAATTGTTTTTGCAGATGTCTTTGACTTATTATTATCACTATTATCTTTTGTTATACCTGTATAGTAGAATTGATTATCCAAGTAATCAACTTCACCAACGTTTTCAACAGTTAAATTATAAGTAACTTCAACATGAGAACCATCCATCAACTCATCATCCATATAACCTTGAACTAACTCTGGAGTATTTTTACCATTCTTTTTATTTACATGAACATTTGTTAATCTCAATCCTTTTGGATTCAAATTAAATTCACCTGGATGATCATTATCATATTCAGCTGTATGTCCATTATGTTTTCCAAAGTATAAGTTATTTACTGATTGTCCTGGTTCTGCATCAAACATTGTAGTACCATTTGCTAAAACTAACTTAAAGTTTCCAATATTTTTTGTTAATTTTAATTGTGCTTCAGGTCTTTGAACAAGTCCTAAATCCAAATCATCAACTGTATTTACTAATTCTGTATCTGCTGCAGTATTCTTTGGAGGTTGACCTATATCATAAGTATCTCCTCTACCACTATTCCATGTATTGAATCTAAACTTCTTATCTGCTTGTCCTTCAACACTAGTTCTATTATATTCTGTTTCCAAATCAATAACACCAGATTGAGCAACCATCTTAGTTTCTTTCATCAATTCTTTTAACATTGTAATCTGTTGCTCTCTTTGTTTTTGAGCATTCCATGTACTTCCATTCTCTGCAATTGTGTTAGTAGAAATCTTTTCAAATGATCTCAATATTTCATTAATTTCATTTCTAAGACCTTTAGATTTTTGAGTTTCACCATTAGAATATGCATTTACATATTTTCTAAATGCCTCAACATCTTTAGCATCTGAAATTCCTTTTTGACTATCACCTTTTGCAATATTATAATAATACATTACATTTTTATTAGTTCCATTAGAAATTTGTCCATTTTCAGAATAATTTTGATTATCATAATCAACAAATTCTTTAATTCCTAATCTATTAGCTCCTGTTGGATCTTGTGCAATACCTTTTTGATAAACTGTAGATTTATAATCCTGTCCATTGAAAGACTTATTATTTAATCCAAGAACTTTATCATCAGATGTAGTTACAAATCCATCATTTCCATTACTTGTACTTATATATTTATTATCATTATTTGATACAATACTATTTACATCAACTGCTCCAATTTTTGAAGCTGCTTCTGTATTTAACAATCTATTAACTTCTGTATTTTCATCATTTACTAAAACAGTTTGTGTTGTATCACCATATATATATCTAACGAAATAATCACCAGATACTATAGATGAGAATGCGTATGCACCTTTTCCACCATCTTCTGTTAATGTAATTGGATTTACATTCAATAATTTAGATGTATTCTTTGGATCTCCAGAAATCATAACTTTTGACTGAACTACTTTTTGTCCATTTTGATCAACTACAACTTTACCACTATAATATCTTGTAGCATCTTCATAAACACCTGTATCATCAACAACATATCCATTATTTTTTTGAACTATTGGGTAATATTTACTTGTCCATACATGTTCACCCGAATAATTTCCTGTCCATTGACCTTTATTATCAACTTGTTTTACTAATTCAACTAATTGAACTGTAACACCATCAATTTTTTGATCTTTATCATCTTTTGAATTATAAACACCATTACCTATAACTGCTTCATTTGAAGTAGCATTTCTCTGATCTTCAAAAACATAACCTTTAATTACTTTTTGATTATTATCATTTACTGGTACATAAATAATTACATTTGGTGATTTATCAGTATCATTTTCTAATCTATTTTCAACAGGATTTTCACTTGTAATAATATTTCCTTCTCTATCAAAATCATTACCTGAAATACTTCCTGGAATAGAATTAATATCTACAATACCTCTAATAGCATCATCAGATTCTGTAGAACTATACATATTAATTTCAGCTAAGTTCTTAACACCAATCTTTAAATTACCACTCTCAATATCTTGATTTAATTTAATTCTACCTGATTCATCATTCTTTAATTTAAATGTTACATAAGCAAATCTAGTTTCTCCTGATTTAACTTCACCCATACCTTTAATAAATAAAGCATTATAAGAAGAAGTTGCACCACCTGGAACATCTAGTCTAGTTTTTGCATCACTTGCATCTGAACTATTTGAAGTTGTCGCTGTAGTTCCATCTTGAGGATTACGTCCTCTATCATCAGCATCCCTATCTATGAAATATGTTCCTTCTTTAATATAAGGATTGTTCATATCATGTTCTAAGTATTCTGAATCATAGTAATCTGCAATTTCATTAACAGCAACATTAGTTTCACCATAATTCTTAACAGCAATTCTATATGTTACATATACTTGTAAGTTTTTATTTGCATCACCATTTGTATAAACATTTTGAGCATTATATAAATATTCAGACTTTCTAATTTGTCTACTATAACTTTCTTTACCATTATATAATGGATCATTTATTCTATTATATAACAAATCAGCAGTTGTTTGTAATCCTGTATTTACTGATATATTAGCATAATCAACATCTTGTTTTCCACCATATCTATATGTTTGGTCTGTACCATTTACAAGAACTCTTGCAGATGATAAGTCTTTTTGTAAATATAAATCTGTAGAAACTCTATTCTCAATACCATAATCAACATTTCTAGCAAAATCATAATCTTTCCTATATAAAGCTTCATATGTCTTACCTTCTATCGTTTGTCTATCACCATCTTGTGAATGATTATGTCCATTTCCATCTACTTTTCCAATATCTTCAACAATAAATTGATTTGCTTTAGGATATGCTTCAGTATTTCTTGATGTTACCATAGTATCCATCATATAATCCCAAACTTGTTCACCTTCAGCAGTTTGACCAATTCTTGTTAAGAAATCTTTTTTAATTCCTTCATAATTTGAAGTAAATGAACCAACTGGTGTATATGTTTGATACATAGTATTAGCATCAGTCATATTATAATCAGCATGTGTACCTGCTTGATGCATCTCATATAAAGCATCAGCATATCTCAATGCTCCTGAATTTAATTTAACATCATTATCAATATGTGATGTATAAGGAATATAATTGCCATTTGCATCTCTTAACTTAGAATAGTAACCATATGCCTTTCCTTCTCCACCTTTTCCTTTTGGATAACTCTTTGTTCCTGCAGATATTTTCATAAATCTATCATTTTCATCTTGTCTACCACTTGTTGTTATATCTTGACTAGGATCATTTTCTTGTCTTTGATATCTTTGCAATTCTTCTGCTGTATTTCTATTAGCTTCATCATCACTAATTGAATTAACACCCATATCTGTTTTCTTAAACTGCATTCCATTAAATGTGAATGTTACATAATATTTATGCATTGGATTCAATAATTGGAATCCATAATTACCATTTGCATCAGTTAATGTTGTTGCAACTAATTTTCCAACAGCATTTGGATCAGTTGTTAAACTTCCAGTACCTTCAGTTAAATCAAATAGATTAACCTGAATACCTTGAACATTATGTTTTAAACTTTCATATTCTTTCATTGATGAATCTAATTTAAATTTTCTAGATTCTTTACCTTCCTGAACAACTTGCCACACATTACCACCAAGATTCATTGTAGTATTCTTATATGGTAATGTCATTGAAACCTTCACATAAGTATAATCTGGTTTTGGAGTTTCATGCTTTTCTCCAGGTTCAGGCCACTCATATCCATCAGGTATCTCATATGGTTCTTCTCTAGGTAAGAATATATCAAATGGAATTGATGGAAACTTTATTGGTTTAGGAAGAATCGCCGGCTGTGAAGCTACTCCATTATCCTGAAGAGTGACTTGTCCTGCAGCTCTACTCATTTCATCATCAAAAAGCAATCCAATCATAGCATATCTACTTAAATATTCATATCCAAACTTCGTAGCAGAATCTACATCTCCTGGTATTCCATTAAATGTTAAAAATACATGTTTATTATCAATATTATGATGCTCTCTGACATATGAAGCATAATTTGCACCAGCACTTTTCGCTTCATACATACCAGGAATAACCACATTGCCACCATTAACATTATTCAATATCGGTCCAATAAGCTTACTTTGACTAACTACTTCTAATGGATTTCCAGTAGATTTCGGAGTAATATCTCCAAATAGTAATGTTGGAATCTTTGCAATATCTTGAATATTATCAAATTTATAAAAACTATTCA